GTGGTGCCAGTGCGGGTGAGGTAGGTGAACTCCAGCTTGTGGAACTTGTAGCGATCGAAGCTCCCGGCGACCCCTGACAGCCAGGGGAAGACGTCGGGGTCGGCGGGGTTGATGCTGAAAGAGTTCACTTGGAAGCCTCCCTCGTCGAGGTCGTAGGAACGTACCGAGAGGATCTCGGTGTTGCGAAGGCGAGTAGAGCCCTCGCGAGACCGAGTCCCGCTCGTCGAAGTCGAAGTAGCCACAGGCGCATGCGTGGTTTTCGCGCGCGCCCTAGCACGAGACTTGCGTCCGCGTGCCATGGACCAGCCATCCGATGGTCCGGAGCCTCCGATTGATCCACCCCAGGTGCGGTGAGTGGCGCATCTCGTAGGCGTACTGGTGATCCTTGGCCTCGTCCCGCTCACCTGCGAGGTAGCGGTAGAGAGTCTTGGACCAGCTCTCGGGCTCAACGCCGCCGTCTCGCCAGAACGTCTGTGAGCAGAAAGAAAACTTCTCAGCAGTGTCATGGAGAAACTTAACACGGAGCCCGAGGGAAGCGTAGTAGGCCTTGATCTGGTCGGGTGAGTGCCCGAGAGACTGCTCGACGCAGTCATCCCCCATCGCGATGGACTCCGCCCCTCGCAGATACGCCATAAGGACGCGAATGCGGGAGTTGGAGGACGACGTGAGGTAGGAGCCAGACTTCATGATGCCGGGGTGGGTCTGGGCGTAGAGACGCCCGTCGGAGAGGGCGAAGACCGAGTTGCTCAGGATCCGCATGTGATTGCGGATGAGCCGCTCAGTGAGCGGGCCCGCCTTGCAAAGACGGACGCGAAACTCGGCCTCCTGGTCGAACCACCAGCCATCCAGGCTCCAGTCAAAGCCACTGAGGTCGGTGCACACCGTAGTGTGACCTCCAACCTCAAGGCCCTCCAGAGCAGCCCGGATGGGGGCGAGCTGTGAGTCAGAAAAGCCTATGCCTGGCTTAGATGGGATGACATCACAGAGGGAGATCTCGACTTTGTTCTGGGTCGTCGCGAAGAAGCGCTCGGTGAGCTGCATGACCACGCTAACAGAGGCGATAAGGCGGTATCGGCCCTGCTTGGTCTTAAGCGCGTTGTGCGGCTCGTTCTTCACGAAAAGTCGCAGCACGTCTGCGAAGTTTCCCTGAACTAGTTCGACCGGGGACAGCCCGCGGACTACGTCCACGGGCGTGCGTGAGAGGAGCCAGATGCGGGCCACAGCGGTGGCCAACACAACTGACTTCCAGTTCTCCAGGCCCTTGTTGGTTGAGGACAAGAGCATGAAGGGGAGCCCTGGGCTCGAGTCGGGCTTCAGCGAATGCCAAAGTGACTCCAGCTTGGTTCGGATGCCCGCCTCCGTCTGCAGGGCACGCTCTATCCCGAGGGACGAGGTGGTGGGGTAGCGCTCAAGGAACGCATCCACGTCGTACTCGGGAAAGGCGTCAGACGGAACGGGGGGGGGCCGGCGGCCTGCCTGAAAGGCGAGGCTGCCTAGCTCAGCTGCCGGTCCCCGTTGGGGGAACCGCCAGTCCGCGTCGCGGAGTTCCGCGACCGCTTCCGCTTCCGCAATGCGCAGGGCTTCCCCCGTGATGGAGAAAGTGTGTTGCTCAGGTCGCATGATGACGCTGTGCATCGTAGTCGTTGCCGCGCTCCCCGACTCGCCGCTGACCATGAGGAAATCAG